CTGTAAACCCAGCTACAATGGAGTTGCTTACCGTGTCCGCAAGAGTCCCACCAAGATCGGAAACAATGCTCTCAATCTTGACGGTCTCGCCCTGAAGCACGTTTGACAGCAGTCCGGCCCAGGCGTCCTGGATGTTCTCGGCGGAGCGAGTAAACGCAGCCTCAGCATCGCCAGCGGCATCACTTGCCGCATCCCCTGCCTCGACTGACGCAACGCCAACTTCCTGGATCGCCCGCATATACGTTTCAGCGCTGATCAATCCAGCGTCATGCAATTCGTTGATGTGATCAAGTTCGCCGGCCAGGGTCTCCACCGGCGTGCGCATGTCCGCGATCAGGTCTTTGGCCTCCTTTAACATCTCAGGGCTGATCACGCCGCCAAGCGCTTCAGGCTTTGTGGTTTTTGCGGACACAAAACCGATAGGATCGATCATTCCAATCTCACGCGCCTTGAACGCGATCTCTCCAAGGGTCTGGTTAACCTGGTCAAGACCGGACCTGTCTTTTCCCAGATCAGCGATGCTGCCCTGCAGGTCGAAATCCTCCATTGCCTGGCGCAGCTCGCTTGCCTGGTTTAACAACTCCCCGGTGTTGGGATCATACTTTCCGGACAATCCCCCATAAATGTTGGCGATGGCCTCGTTAAACCCTCTGCCGCTCTCCACTATATCGCCAAGGCCCATTCCGACCTTGCCAAGCTGGGTGTTTAGAAGAGCCACAGCAGCAGCTGCTTTGCCGATCGGCGTAGATCCAGTTAAAACCCTTGCAATAATTCCCGTACCGGCAGCACCTACAACACCATCAGGCAAACCGTCATAGATATCTTTTATATCACCAAGGCCGCTTGCAATCCCCTGCAAATGGCCAGGGATTCCTTCTGCCGCCTTCCCTACTTTATCAAACCAGTTTGGCAGTCCAAGGTCCTGCAATTCTTTTTGTTTTTCTAACCAACTACCGAGACCATCTCCGATATCCCCAAGCGACTCTTTTATCGCATCAAAAACGCCCGCATTTGCAAACTGTCGTTCAATTTCAACAAGAGTGGACTCAAACGTTGCCGTCACTCCCTGCCATGTATCCATTGCTTCTCTTGCAGATCCCCCGAAATCCTCTTCAAGCCCCTTCATGATAACGGTAATGACTTCTTCAATCGCCACGCCAGCTTTGTTTATGTCTTGCGCAACGCCTGTACCGAACGCTTCTTTGAGATACTTCCGGGCGTTAATGCCAGATTCAGACAACTGGTTTAACTCTTCTGCTGATAACCTGCCAAGTGTCTGCATCTGGCCGAGAGCGCGGGCCACTCTCGGCATAGCCTCTTCTCCAAACAGCACGGAGACATCAACAAGGGTCTCCATTGACTTTATCGTCGGATCAAGACCCATGGCCTTCATCATGGCGAACGTGTCAACAGCTTTCTGCGTGTTGACAGGCATTTCGATAGCCCATTTATTAATCCGTTCAAGCGTCTCTACGCCCCTCCCATCGGTGAGGGCTCCTAGCTTCAACTCCATTTGCTCAAACGAGGACGCAACATTAAGGAAATGACGAGCGGCAAGACCCGCACCTATGCCGGCAATCATGCCCTTTAGGGAGAATAGAGAGGAAGTTAAGGATTTTACGCGCCCGGTAAACCCGCGAATAAATGTACCACCACGGCCAAGGTTTGACTGCATAGCCTGTACTTCGCGGTCCATGCCAATTGCTCTGGAAAGACCTTTTACGTCCCGCTCGGCCCGTTCCGCGCTACTTCCGATATCCTTAAAAGCACCTTGCGCTTTGCGTTTCGCCTGTTCGGTTTCAGATGCATCTATTTTTATTCTGATGCCAGGCACTTAACTGCCCTCGCTTTTTGAGTTTTCCCGAATCTTTGGAAGGATTTTCCGGTCAATGTATAGGACTTTTCGCCAGTCAGTTTCACTTCCCCCTAATTCGCGGACAAGATTTAACGCTGATACTGCGCTTACTGGCATGATGCCTCCCATTGAAGAAGGTCGTTCGTGAGTGTGACATACTTGCCATATATCCATGGCAAAATAATTAGACGGTGACAATTCCGGGCGACCACACTCATCACATGGAGGGGTTCCTTCATATGCCTCTTGACATCCCTCACAATCTGCGGCCCCAGAGTATTGCCACTCAATTACTCCCCCAGGTTTTCGTAGTCCACCCGGCTTTCTTTTTCTGCTTTTTCATCAAGCAGGTTGAGCACGGTTACGGCATCGTTGAAGTTGTTTTCAACGAACTCGCCACGCCGCTCCGGGGTGCAGCCGACTTCTACCAGCTCCCCACCCTCACCGTCTTCTACAATCCCCGACCATTCCCTAAAAGTCTTGACAAACCGGTCCTTCAAGACCGCTATATTGTCTGTTTCCGGTTGTCCGTTCCTTCTGTAGGTGGTGTATTTTTCTGAAAGTTTTTTCCGGGCAGAAGTCCCGAACGGAACGCCTGTGAATGTCGCACCCTGGTGCTCTACCGTGTATGCTTTGTCTTTTTTACCGATCTTAATCGCCATTTCTTTTCCTTTCCCCGTTTTTTTATCCCGGTAAAAGCCGTGCGGAAGGGCGCCGGGGATCGCCCTTGTCAACCCATGGGCCTATCCGCACGGGATGAACTTATTAAGTAAAAGTAAGCGTGGCAGAATCTTCACCGCTTGAACCAAGCGCCATAAGACCAATGGCCATATTAACCGCCGGCGCATTTGTAGACACCTCCGGCACTTCAATAGATGTTTGCGGCATGTTCAGTTCTGCTTGACTGCCGGCCGTGCTGCCGAAATTAACAGACACATCGATTTCCGTGTCGTCGAAGCCGTCATAGAAATATTTGGCATCCGCCTGCCGGTAATACAGGTTGACAGTCCCGGCATAATTGCGCTCTTGCTCCAGGTAATCGGTCGGGTATCCGTCAGTGCTTATTTCATCCTCAATGTATTGGACCGGATCACCCAAGGTAAGATCCATGGACTGCACCTTTTTGCTTGTGTCGGACCCAAAATCAACAGTTGTAAGCCTGTTGGCGAGCGCTTCGCCAACCTCCGTGGTTGACGGCAGGAATGGTGCAATCACATCATCTTCTGACCAGCCGCCGGAATCAGCAATTCCAGTACCGATGGTAAGTGTGTTGGTGCTTACGTTTACAACTGTAATTTCATAGCCGGCACTCGAATTGTCGTCGTCCGTGGTGCTGTTATAAATCCGGCCACCAACAGAAAACTTTTTGGCGTCATCCACAGTAATTTCGGTGTCAGTCTGAGATGCCGCAGAGGCCATGGCGTCAGTTCCGCACCACCCCATCCACATAAGGCCACCCTGCCAGTTCTGCATGACTCCGCCTTCGTTTGTGATATTTAGGCCAAGCTGGCTTGCAACGCAGCCCTTGGCGAAAAAAACCGTATGGTCTTTTTTCATCCACATGGAAAAAGAGTCTTTGGTGAGCGCCTGGGAATAAACAACCGAGGTCCCGGCATTTACGGTTTTCGTCCCAAAAAGACATTCATAGAGCACGTCATCCTGCGGCTCATCCCCAGCCGCACCACTGGGGCGCATGTAAGTGGGGAAGCTCCACTGCCCGGCTGGTCTGGCGTCCAGGAACCGGTCAAGAACATCCCGACTGTTCCGGATTTCTTGCGAGTTTGTGAAATTGGGGTTTTGGTTCATACTCCCAGCACCGGCGGCAATCGTGACCACTGCGCTGCCGTCAGTGGCCGGGAATGCCAAGGTCCCTCGCGTGGTCTCTTTGACCAATAAAATCGTCTGCTTCCTGGCAATCGCAATGGTTGTTGTCATCACTTATTCTCCTTTTTTTTCTTTATTGTCATTCGTTCACCCAGGCCCACCATGGAGCCGTGACTGTATGCTGATACCACGTCCCGGCATCATTTAAGCCGTTATTCGCGGTATATGCTGACCTAAAATAAACCCCTCCGATATCCTGCAAATGGAAAAGGCTTTCTGCCGTTGCAGCAAGGTCCGCCCCGGTGCGGCCGCCAATGTTTGGCTTGGTAAAAATCTGGATCTTGACCACACCCTCGCGTATCCCCACACCGGAAGACCCAACTTCCTGCGTATTTGTGTTATCCGGCAGATTTCGATATCGCACCCATGAACCATCCGGCGCTGCAAACGGCACATTCGGCCATGCAATAGAGGTATCCGTCCAGTTCGTGTTGAAATACGTCTCTATGGCCTTATCGATGTCTGCCGGGTTCATTACTCTATCGTCTCCATGCCGTCCAACTGCCCGGAAAGCAACCGGTCAAAGGCGTTCAAGGCGTTTGCAACCATGCCCTCGGGGGCCTGATCGCTGTGGCCGTCTTCCAACACGCTGATATACTCCACGTTATTGACAGTCCACCATTCCCATATATAAGCCGGGCCCGGGTCTTGCGGGGGCGTCAGCCCGTAATAGCCTGGCGGTGGAGTGTAACCGCCTGGTTGATCGGATGAATTGATCCACCCGGCTGCCGCCCGACCAGTAGCCCTGGGCGTGTCTTTCTTGATCTTCTCGGTGACATCGATGCAGGTTTTACGGATTACCGTTCCCGTCTCGTCTTCGAATTTATCAACAAGGCGGTCCAGGGCCCTTGCAAAACCATCCGCGCTGTCATAGATACGATCCATCATGTTTTAAGCCCTCAGCCTGAAAACAATGGTTGCGCCCGCCGGGTCGGGCTGGAATTCCTGGATTTGATAAACCGTTGTTTCTCCGGCAAAATACATCCGGTCGATTGTTTGCGGGTCAAAATCAAGATCATCAGCCTGCACCACAAACCGAATATCTCCTGCTTCGCCGATACCGGCCTCGATTTCCCGAATTGTGTATTCTCGCCGGATGCCCTCAATGCCAGTGTAGTCCGTGGTCTCTTCCGTATTTGTGCCGGTTTCCGGATCATACGAAACACCTGTGACAGCGACAAACGCAGCCGTGACCTTGACATCGCCAGCGGCCTTAAATCCTGCCGCAACTCCGGCTTTTATGGTTGCTGTAAGACCCATTTACGTCCACGCAGTGATCGGTGCGCTATATGTATATCCAGCCGTAAGGCTTCCCATTGACACAATGATGGTATCGAAGATCCCTGAAAACTCTTGCATAAGCTCTGTGCCGGTCACGTCAATGGTGCCAAGGCTTACTTTCCCGGCAGTTGTCCCGCCGGCCGGCACCCCGTAAATTGTCGCAGTTCCCGCCGCAGGAGACGCAATACTCCCCCCTGAATCTTTTATCTCAAGGTGGATTTGCCATTCATGAAACGCACCCGGCCGTACCTCGCCCCTATTTGGTTCGTAACTGGAGCTGACATCCACCTCTTGGTCTCCATTGCCCTTATCTACTATGTCGGTAAACGTCTTTGTGAAACTCATAGTGTTTTTCTCCTATCCTCGCATTAGCTGCATAACAGCGCCCCCGCGACGCTTGCCGAGATAAGACACAATTTTCCAAACATGCGATGGGATCTCTTTTGCCCGATCGCGCTTGTCTGCCTCTACCTCTACGGCTCCGGCGACGTCGATTCTTTTAAAACCGGCCATATCCGGTACTTTTTGTGTGTCTTGCCCGAGAAGCACCAAGGCAAGTTCACACTGAGCATCTTTTATCTCTTGCAAGACAATATTTGACTCGACGGAATAAACACCATCTGTCGTCAACCACCAGTTTTCGCATTCATAGTAAACATCGCTATCATAACAAATGCCCCACCGTGGCCACTTCATTGCCTGGTCTTCATCGGTCTTCAATCCGAGCCATTGTATGTATCGATCAAGAATTCTTGCGGCCTGAACAAGCCCAGCGTTTTTATTGGCGTCTGTTGCCCCGGTCCAGTCAGATGCATTTAGCCTTCCTTCGAAATAAGCATTTGCATCGGCCAGGCTAATGTATGTATTGCTATCTGTTTTGCTGGTGCCGTCTTCAACGGTTAGCGTTAAGGCCATTTCTTATCTCCAATGCTTTCTGATCCATCCATCTTGGATCTCGTGCGGATTTGGCTTGCCGTGACACCAGACCATTCGCAAATTTGAAAAGTCGGTCATAGCCCCTTTGCGGATATGCACCTTGTAACTGGCGATACTGCCCGGATACATATCGTTCCAGAAACCCATCTTTTTCCGGTTTATCAGCAGATCGAACAAGTACCGCTCAAACCCGTTAGTTTCTTTTTTGTAGTAGCTGTAATTGTCAAACACCTTCTGCCAGATCGACTTTGCGCCAAAGCCCGCGGGAAATCCCAAGAAATTGCCGCCTGGCTTACCCTTGCGACTCGGGGAAACCTCGCCGCATACAGCAAACTGACCACTATACCTGGCAAAAAGGTCCAAGGATCCGACAATCACGTTATCCAGATCAAAAGATAACACCCTCCCCTCAAAACCGTTTGCCGGATCAAACTGCACCAATTTTTTCAGGTTGCGCAGCCAATCCCGAGTAACCAATGGCCGGATTTCGATGCCCTCGCGGATGCCGTCGGGTAAATCGGTAAAGCAGATGTTCCGATGTGGTGCCGTCATATTGCGATCAACGGAATTAAATAGCCGGTTGACGTAATCCGCGCTAAACGGGCAGTCATGGCCGTCATTCCAGTAAAATGTCACGCAATTAATCATTTCCAGCACCTTTTAACCCAAAGCAAGCGATGTTTCATTTCATGAGGATACGCATTCGCAAAAACCACCACCCGGGACTCTGGCCGGCTGTGCGTGTGCTTTAGCGGGTCAAATTTGTAAACCTCGTCTTCGGAAAATAAGCTTCCATCCGGCACCGTATCGCCGAGGTAGTCTTGGTCGCCCACATACCGGTCCATCGTATCTTGCGAAAACCCTGCCCAAATCTGCGGCCGGCTGCCGGGCACAAAACACATTGCTGCCGAACTGTACTGACGAACGCGCTGCTTGCCGTTGCCTGGGACAGTTCGGGTCTTGTACTCTGGTGATGGTGCACGAAAAGTGAAATCATGCGGCTTGACAAGACAGTTAATGTTTGCCTGAATCACAGCATCAAGGTCGAAATAAAGCACCCGGTCGCCCAAATCGATATCCGGCCTGAAAAGCTCCATTTTGGCCCACTTGCCCGGGAAATTATACTTCATTGGGATGCGTTCGCATGGCACATCAACATCAGATATGCAGACGAAACGATACGGCACGCCAAGGTTCCGGCAAACCTGATTGCGCAGCACCTGCACATATCTGGGGCTATAAACCCCGCCTGATTTAAGAACGCATGCCACTGTTAAGCTCATCGCTTCACCCATGCCGCCAAAAGGTTTTCATGGGGCAAGCTGATTCTTTCAAACCCGTGTTCCTGGATCATGCCAGCCACGTCTTTTAATTTCAATTCGGTGCCAAAATCGTGGGCCGCCAAAACATCGCCCGCTTGCAGGCACGGCCCAAACAGGTTGATTTCACGTTTCTTGTTGCCATTGTCGCAGAACAGCAATTTGCGCTCTGGCCGACCACACAGGGCTTTCACCTCATCCGCCATCGGCGGGTTAAAAACATTGCCGATATGATAAAAGATCCGGCCATCTTTTTCTGAAACAAAGTTTTTCTTGTCGTATGTATGTGTCTCTTTAACCCCTGCGTCTGCCATGACGAGTGCCGACCCACCCCAGGCCGTTCCAAGATCGATGCCAATTGCCGTGACAAACTCCCGAATCAAGAATTGTAGGTTTACGATTTCGTCAGCCGTGATAATCGCGGTGGTGTTTCCATATGGCGTTCTGATCGGCATCTGGCTTCCCTTCAAACGTACATGTAAGAGCCATCCAAAGCTCGGCTGCACATTTTTGTGTTAAACAAATCAACCGCGCTTTTGTCTCTCATCTCCGTAAATGTTGTTTTCAGCAGATAGTGCTCTCCAAATGTATTGGTGGTATCGCTGCACTTCGCTTTCCAAGCCTGGATAAAGGCTTTTGCCGTGCCATCGTTTCCGACAAATACCGGACTACCAAGAATATGGGTTCTGCGACTGCCTGTTCCCGGAAACGCATTGCTTTGACCTTCGGCCAGGCGGATTGACCCGGCAAACAATTTAATCGGCGGTGGGGTGATAATCGTGGTATCAACGTGCATGTAAAACAATGGCTCATTAAATCGCGCCATCATTGCCTCAATGAAAAACGGCACCACGCGGACCCACCGCTTTTTGTATTTTCCAAAATCAGATTCAGGGTTTCGCAGTGGTTCAGGCATGTCATCAAACGGGATTTTGCAAATGCAGCATGAGATGTCGTACCGCTTGCACTGCTCTAAAAGAAACTTTGCGCTTTTCTTCAGCCCGATTCGGCGCTCCGGGGCGGCAAAGTCAAACCAGCAGGCAGCAATCCGGGGGCCTTTCCATTTGCCCTCTCGCTCATATCTATGCCCTGTCAGGTTCATAGTTCGTCAATCCAAGAATCGTCGGTTTCATACCCCCAAAACCGCACTACTTCAAAAAGCGCCGGGCATTCGGCAAATTGCTGCTTAATGCGATCCGGATGCTGCCGCCAAGACTCCATCCGGCTTTCTTCTACCGGGCGGACGCCATTTAATTGCAGGCTTAACCGGCCCGGGATTTTTTTGGTATGCCACTCAGTAAAGTCGGCCTTGTACTCAAATCCGAAAAACCGGCCTACATCCGCCTGCACTTGCTCTGTTTGCTGGATCAAGTATTCATACCGGAGCACATATGCGAAATCTCGGATTGCTCTGGCCTTCTGGTCGCGCTCGATCATGCCAGGGGCTTTACCGATCACACCCTGCCTGCGGCAAGTTTTAAGAGCCCAATCCCATCCGATCTTGTACTGACCCGGGGCATGCGCATGTTCTGACACCAGAACACAGCGGGGGTCTCGAACGCACAAGATAAACTCAATGCCCGGTATGGTTTGCATAAGCTCCGGAGCATCGGCCATGTCGGTCGGACGTTTGGTGATCTTATCGAGGTCCGGATCTTTTTTGTGGGCGACTTCGACCCGGATTTCCCGATCATAGAACTGGAACCCGCATACGGTTGTGCGCAGCATGTTATAAAACAGCGTTGTCCCTGCTCTCGGATACCCGCAGACCACTATATGCCGCATGCCGCCTCCATGAAAAACTTTAACGGCCTGCCTGTTGCAAATTCATCGCGCGTCCATTGAGCACAGGCCACCCGGTCAAGCAGTTTCTGGCGGTTGGCCTTTGACACGGTGCCGGGCGTCTCAATGTTGGAAATATCCGTATTGGCAAGCTCCGAATATGCCGCGCACGGGTCGCAGAGCACCGGCACCCCCAGGCGAAACGCCTCATATGCCACGCTGGAATTATATGTCACCATGCAGTGGGCATTGGCCAGAGCTTCAGCAATGGGCATGTCAGGCTTTCTCACTTTGGGATGCGGTCGATAGATGATTTGCCGGTCGGTCAGGCGACCGAGGCCATCAAGCGTACTTTCCTTCCACACTTCAAAACCAATATCATTGTGGCAGTTGCCGGCCTTTTGTCCGCACACCAGCACATGCCCGGACGGGTCAGTTTTCTTTTTCTTCGGCGTGGGGTGCGCCTCCAGGCAGATTTCTTTGGCCCGGTCGGGCGGGGCGGTATCAGGTATCCAGTCGATGCAGTTGAGGCAGAACCGGAAAAAGCCCTGGCCCCGCAGGATAAATGGCGAGTCAACCACGGCAACAGGGACCCCACGAGATGAATATATATCACATATTACTCGCCCCTGTCTGGCCATGCCGACTACAACCACAAGGTCAAAACCCTCAACCTGATCGTCACCAAAAGGAGCGGGGTTGCGAAAGTAGGGGCGAAGCCCGAGGGCTTCAACCCCCATCCCTATAGCCGCCATGGCCTGATTTGATGGTTTCGCGTAAAGTCCAACATGGTGCATTATCAACTCCTTTCCCCGGTTGCCGGAAATCGATTACTGCACCTTAATGCGGACCCCTGCGCAGTCTTTATAGCTGTTTGCTACCTTGTCCCAATTCGTCGCCGTTCCGACAGATGTATCAGTCGGATTAACGCCACCATTAGAGGTGTCCCACTGGAAGCCTTTTACGCCGACGTTATAGGCGTACTCACCCTGATATCTGTACACCAGGTTATCAAGGCCGGTTACAAGGTCGAACGCCACATTATCTGGCTCAGTCTCTTTCACGGTGCCAGCGCCTCCCACCAGACCAAGCACGTTGTAAGTGTCCGTGGCGCTACCGTTAGCATCGGTTAGAGCGGAACTGTCGGTAACAATGACTGGTCGGCCGAGTGTGCCTGGGCTACCGCCGTAAATCACAGTATCGGCAACGTTAGTAATTTTGTCAGAAATTGCCTGCCCAACCAGATCCCAAAAAGGCTTGCTGTGCATCACCCATGCAACGATTCGTTCGCCTTGATCGCCCATGTTCGCCATCCCGGAAACAAGATGACTGTGCGTAAGGGTTTTTGTACTCTGGCCGGTTGCGTCATATTCCAGGTCCGTCACGCCATCCAGGGCCGCTTCAATGGCAAGCAACAGGGTGTTCAGGTAATCCTGCGTTTTCTGTTGGGCCGCCATCTGGCCAAGGATGAAAGACATCACTTCAGGGTCTTCATCAATTTTTTTCCACGAGTCCAGGGTTTGTGCGATTGGCCCGAGCCGACGGTTCAGCTTCACGGAAATGAACTCTTCCTGGGAAAGCTTGCCGTCGGTCGCAGCGCCCACGCTCGAAATATCGCGCCGGGAAACAATGTCTTTGAACTGTACAAAGGACTCGTATTCATAATGCCCTTTGACGTTCTCGTTCTGCAAAAGCAGTGCACCGCTTGACGCCCCGTTAAAGGCGTTAATGTTCTGCACAATGCCTTCATACATCCCGCCATAATACTGCTCGGGATAAATTTGAAAGTCAGAATAAGTTCCTTTTGCCATATCATTTTCTCCTGCTGTTATCCGTTAGGAAGATTCATAAAGGCTTCCTGGCCATGTTCTTTAATAAAAGCCGCCTTGTCTTTAGCCCCGCGAAAGTCTTTTTTTGTCTTTGTTCCGGACGAAAAGCTACCGCCGCTCGGAGGGGTTCCAGACCCGCCAGGATTTGCCCGCATAATTTTATCTTTCATTGGGTACTGCTCAATAACCATGGAAAGCGCCTCATCGAAACCGGCATACTGGCCAGGGTTTTCCTTTGAGTAAATTTTCTCGTCTCCCAGGTAGCCGACCACCTGGCCGTCTTCGATTTTAAAATGCTTCCCGAAATATGCCTCGGCAATGTCAGGGGTTAACACTGTACGCTCGAGGGCCTGAGACTTTGCAAACCGGGATGACACCTTTTCCGTGTAGAGTTCGGCATCCTTTGCCTGGATTTCGTCCTGCGCTTCCTTGAGCTTTTTTTCGTAGCTCTCGGATATGGACTTTTTGAGGTTTTCGACCTCGCCGGCTTCAACCAGTTTCTTGTCATCAAGATTTTTGACCGTTTCCAAGGCTTTGTTTGCGTCCCGAAAATACTTCTCCGGGTCTTCAATCCCCTCAAGATGCTTTAGTTGGGATTCGACCTCTCGCAGTTTGCGTTTGCGTTCGGCCGCCTCGCTGTTGGCTTTGGTGAGGTTGTGCAATGTTGCATCCAGGGCTTCATCGCCAAACGGGTATTCCTTCCCGTCTGCGTCTACCCGAATCGGATTGTTGCTTTCATCCAAAGCCAAGGCTCCATCTTCATTGCGTTTAAAAGGCATATTTTAACTCCTTTGGGCTACTGCCCGGACTGTGCGCTGCTGCGCGTAACTGGTGGGAGTTCGGCGAAAAAATAAAAAAGCCGAACCCTTTTTTTAGGATTCAACTTGATTTTATTGAATATTGTTGGTATCCGTATGGAAACGGGGAACACTGCTTTAATCAGGGGAACAAAAGAGACAGGGGGAATTTGTTATGAAAAGCACATGGTGGGTAATAACAATGGTGTTTATCCTTTTTGGATTTATCATCCCGGTATTGTGGATTTTTGCGATTATCGCAGCGATATGCGCCATCGCCAGCTCACCGGGCGGCACCCGAGCAGACGGAAAACCAAAAAGCGGCGGGCTATTTGGCGGGCTATGGGATGCGTGGCTGATGCACGAAAAAATGAGAGAATGCCCCCACTGCAAAAGCCAGATCCTAAAAGATGCTTCAAGGTGCAGGTATTGTCAGGCGGAAGTCAAGCCGCTGGTAACGCAGGAGCAGTTAGACGAATGGTCTGGAACAAAAAAGTTCTATTAAACCTCCTTGCCGCCCTCCTTCTCTTTTCTGGCGCTACGCATGGCGGCCGCCCGCACCCGGAAAGCTACTACCAAAACGCATGGTGCGCCGAAAAAAACGGGACCCCCGAGTATGTTCTGCCAGATCAAACACGCTGCGATTGTTTGACCCGGACCCATGCAGTGGAGGTTGACTTTGCGCCGAAGTTTTATCAAGCCATCGGACAGGCTTTGTATTATGGGGCCAAAACAGGAAAAAAAGCGGGCATTGTCCTGATCATTGAAGATCAGAAGAATCAAAGATATTGGCGGCGGCTCAATGCCATAATCAAGCACTACCGCCTGCCAATAGACACCTGGGCGATTAATTCGGCAAAATAAGCTCTGCTTCAAGCCGCTTAACGCTTTCTCGCTCAATTTGATACCTAGGCGCGCTGCCGGTGCTGATATTGCGCACCCTGTTAAATCTGCCAGCCTCAATGTAGCAATACACCGTGTTAACCGAGACGCCGATCATTTGCGCCACGGTAGACGGTGCAAGCCAGCGGTCTTTTTTAGACTCTATGCACATAATCACCCCTTCAATTCCTTAATCGTCAGCTGGCTTCCCTGTTTATCCGCCAGATCAGAAAGCCGGATCTTGCCCTGCTGCCACAACTTAAACCGCCCTGGTCCCAAAGTCTGCCGCTGCAACTGCTCTGGCAATTCGGCAAAAAAAGCATCCATGCCGCCATCAATTTTTCCGGCATCAAGTAGTGGCTGCCCTCCGGTCCCGGTTTTTCCGCGCTTGATTTCACCGGAAAGCGGGTCTACTTTGCCGCGCACTGTATAAGGCCGGACAGCATCGTCAAGATCGTCGAGCGGAATGCCGAGTTCACGATAGGACTTCGTTTCATAGCGCCGCATGCACCTACAGTTCGGATGCAGGGGCAAGGGTGGGCCGCCATCAATCGGGTAGGTCTCATCTGACGCATCCAGGGACAGGCACCGCAAACAAGTGCCATGACCGCTTGAAAGATTACCGTTTTCAAGGGTCGCGTCCCATCGCCACCCCTTAACCAGATCATTGTTGGCCGCCGCTACGGTATGCTGCGCATTGACATTGGCAGACTGCACCCACGACCTCACCAACGTATCGGTATTGTCCGCCGCTTCTCCAAGCAGATCACTTACCCGCCTGGATAGCTTCTGGTACGACTCCCCCCGGAATAAACCCGCCCCCAATTCCTGCCGCAGTTTATCCTGCAATGGGTAATCGAACGTGCGCTCCACCCATTCTGAAAGCTGCATCCCGCCCATAGGCGTTGATAGAAAACTCTGGATCTGATCTGCTGACAACTGTACCATGGACACATTGGCCGCACGGCCGCCGATGCTTAAAATATCATTATGAGCCGCAAGAGACCGCTCATAAGCGATGGAAGAAATATCTTGCACATCCTGCCCAACCTGTGCTTTAATTCCTGCGGATAACTGATCAAGTTCGGAGAGGATTTGCATGTTTCTTTCATCGGTCCATGTTAACTCGCCATACACTTCATCCAGTGCATTAAGGATCTCACTTCTGGACTGCTCCACTGATTTTAACACCTCAGTGAGGGCTTTATCTTCGAATTGGTCTAGTTTGTAACGCCATCGGATATTCCTGATAGTAATATAAACGTCTATTTTATCTTGAGGTTTCATTTGACGAACCCGTTAAACCTAATCAGATTGACGAAAGAGCGCCGGCGGCAATTATACGATTGGGCGCTACGAACCGGCCATCTTGCCCCGGCCGCCGCAGATGCGATAAAAGCAATGCGGAAAGAAGAATTAAAAAAGGCAGAAAAAATGGGTGTCATTATTCCTCCACCCCAAGACCCCCACGCAACCGATCAAACGCAGGATTAACCCTGCCTTCTGCCGCTATCTTCGCGGCCTCATCTTGCGGATCAAAATCAGGCCGCAAAATCCCATTGTCAACAAGAATGCTCCACAGGGTTTCCCGCGACAAATCCCGGTTTTTACGAAGCTCAATAAATTGCTTGGCAAGATCCCCACTAATTTCTTCTGGGTCAAAATCTTTGTTATAAACGACTTCAGGGTCACCCGAGACGTTCATCCACTGAGCCACCAAATCCCAGCACCGCCGCTCGCCATCTTCCAGGTTTTGGGCAAACTTGCGGAGTTGACTATCAAGTTGCTGCTTGTCAATCCGCTTTGACTCGGCAGACTCAGTTTGTTTGGTTACAGGGCGAACCATGCGCAGGGCAATCTCTCTGATACTACGTTCATCGTCTGCGATATTTTCTTTTAGCGCCTGGAACACCCGGCCAGTTGGTGCGACATACTCAACCCTGGCCTCAGCGTTGGCAGACCGCAAGCCATTACTACTGGATCGAATAAAGGCGTCTAATTCATCTTCCTCAAACCCGAAGAAGCAGGCGATTTCAACAGCGGCATCAAATAAAGCCTTGTCCAACTCCGAGTCCCGCATATAAACCCGTTGGCACAAAGACAAAACATCGTCAAGACACGACACGCCGGTCATATGAGAACCACCGCGCTCAAAGACAAAAGTTGCCAGCGGTATTTTGCCCAAAGGATTAACCCCCTTATCAACCATGACAGCCTTTTTTTTGTCGTCATCGTCCTGTTCTACCCAAATCTCCCAATCACCTTTCCGCCAAAGTTTATATTGATCCTGAAATTTATGGCCGGCAAAAGGATTTGCTTCAACCTCGACCTGTTCATAGATTACGACATAATCCAATTCACCCCGGGCATCAAAACCCCAATCGATTAAATTAAATGCTGGCACATTCACAAAATACGGCCTGACGCCCTGCTGTTTTTGTTCCGCCAATGTCTGCGCCTGATTTTTTGGCGAATCAACAATGACAAAGTGGATTCCCATTGACGCGGCCCGATCCGTTACAGACTTAAAAAACTGGTTTGCAGTCATGCCGCTTCGATCTACATCTTCGACGACATCTTCCATAGCATCGGGCAGGGTGCGCTCCGGCTCTTTATCCCACACGGACGCGGAAAACACCGTTGCAATAGGAGCGGCATGGTTGCGATATGTTGCCCGGTCCATGCGGATTTGATATTGTCGCTCTGTTTCGTAGGGGTGGCGTGGCAAGTACTCCTTTTTTTTCTCCACCAACTCGCCGCCCTGATAAAAGTCGTTCCATTTTTGATATTTATTTTCCATGCTTTCAAAGTCAGGGTGTTTCGTGTCAAGTTTTTTGTCTTCTGGCATTTTGTTTCTCCTTACCCCATGGGTGCAAATGGTTTAATGTTGCGTTTTACCTGCATACAGCGATACCTGACGGCATCGTATTCATGGTCTTCTGAGTCTGTATCTACATCATCCGGTTTCTTTTCATCCCTTGGTAAAACCGGGATCGTTCGAATGAAGTGTTTACAACTCTCAAACACAAAAAGCCCCGGTTCCTCCATCGGGGTTTTCAGCCCGGCCTTTAGCATCTGCCGAACACGCTCAAGCCCGCTAATTCGGCTACCCGGCGATTTATCCGCTTTGGTCCACTTCACTCCCTTTTTATTCATGTCATCGGCGATACAAACCCCGTTTTCTGCTGCATAAATCGACGAGTCCGCCGGTCCTGGATGCACTTTTCCAAAATCTAATTTTTTTTCAATCTCCAAAATATCGTCTGCGATTTCCACAGCCAGCTTCTTACATCCGGTATTCGGCTCTCCATTCCAGCCGTAATGCTCTGCAATTAAAACCAGCGTACCTTTTGGAGGGCACCACCTTGATCCATCGCGAAGTGTGGCTTCTTCCCCTGAAGCTTCCGCCCACCAACACACAGCAAAGGGCTTGCTCGACCCCCAGTCAAAAGAGCGGTCAATCCGCCATGTTTCTGGAATATCAAAAGACTTTATGATATGCCGGTCCCGGTCCCACACGTCATCGATAGCACCACCAGCTACAATATCCCAATCACCCCACCGCATCGCCTTTATCAGATGAACGCTACCCATGCCCTCAAGCCTCTGTTCATAGTCCGGATCATTTTCCATCATGGTAGGATTATCTTCAAGCCTTGCCGGAATATATTGCCTCTTAAAACCTCCTTCCTTCCTCGGTGCAGCCCAAACCTCCATTGGGCCGGCCTGGTCAATCCAATCAGACTTTACCCAGTTATGGCCGATTCCTCCCGGGTTCGTGCCATTAACAATCCGAGGGAAAAAAAATTTATATTTTCCAGGTACAACGAGCCCACCAAGGCGGACCCTTGACCGTAAATAGGTGTACATACTTTTAGCCCATTGCGTAAGCTCGTCAACCATAAGAACATGCATTTCAGCGCCCTGGTAGTTGTAAACATCCTTTTCGTGCTGGCAATGATTTAAGATGATCTGCGACCCGTTCCAAAAAGAAAAAGTATTCTTGTCTCCGCGAAACTTGATAAATCCAAGCCGCAAATACTCGCCCATTAAAGCCATAAAAGATCCTGGGCCTACCATATGATTTCGCCAAAGATCTGGAAACGTCCGGCGGAAGACATACACTTGCAATCCTGGGATATCATAACACCATGATATAGCAGCTACCCGAAACAGATGAGATTTGCCTCCACCAGCAGCACCGCCATATAAAAGCTCTGTCGCCTCAGATAAAAAAGCCAAACTCTGTTTTTCATGAAGATTAAGACTTACTTGATTTGACATTTATAACAAGCCCTGGCGGTTCGGTTTTTAAGTTTGCATCCACAATCTGCTTTTCACTCCACCCTTCAAACCTTTGGTAAACCAGCTTCGCGGCTTTAGGGTCGCCAGAAGCTGCTTGCTCAAGCAAAGCCTTGTCAACCTTGGATAATTGGGGTGCGTATTTCTTCCGCCGCATCTCCAAGCCCTCTGCCTCAAGATCACTTAATTCATCTGGTGTAAAGTGCAGATAAAGCGTATTGCGTTTAATGCCGCAGATGGACGCTAATCCTTCACGATATGGAATTTCGTTGTCAGGGTTTGCTAAGTATTCCAGTATTTTGCGTTTATGCTTTTCTTTTGCGTTCATTAGTTATTCCGTCCAGTTGATGTTCAGCGTTTCCGCTTTTCCCGCTTATCGTGCTTCTTCGCCAGATAAGCCTGATAAGCCCGCTGCGCCGCTGCCTTAGTCGGATATACACACGGGCCTGATCCAATTCGCCATTTGTCATTTGAACACTTATGAACCGGCATTTTCGTGTTCCCCCCTCTCCGGCCACACTTCTGGCCGTGGCTCGTCGTCCGCGCCGATCCAGAGCGCCAATCCTACAACACCGGCGACCACGCCGACAAAACATCCTATGATGAATTCAATCATCACCCCTCCTTCCGCGCTACATGCGCCCACGTTAATGTTATAATGGTTTTTTCCTGCCCCTTGCCGGCTTTTTGCTGGCTATAAGTGACTTCCTTGACTTGCTTGGCCGTATCGTCTGATAATATTCCAGCATGAACAATTCCGTCGATAGCTGCTTTCCCTGAAACGCCGTCAGGATCGGCCAGTCGGTTCCGTAACGAATGGACATGGATACGGCATGGTGAATCATGTCCCGGCATTTTTTCCGTTCCCACGGGTGCATTGCCAGAAGCCGGTTCCAGGTCGGTAATGGGATTGGTAGTTCTATTGTTATTTTTTGGCACATTTAACCCCTCTTTTATTCGCCCCTATACATACCCCTTACTTAATTAAAAAACACCCCTTCCTGAAGCTCTCGTTGGCTCAGGCGGGTATTTTTGTGACTCACCCCTCCCCGCTCCAAGCAAAGCATACCCGGCTATATCGAAAAACGGCGACTCCCCGAACGCGTCTTTGTCCGTGGCGATTCGGAACAGTTTGTCAATGATCCGCGTGATCGCCAGGACATCATCATACTGCGCTGGCGAGATCCCATCCGGGTACAAAATCCGCAGCACCTGGCCGGCCTTGCCGAAACTATCACCATACGCAACTTGCTTTTCGTCCACCAACCTACCAACTTCCTGGCCGAGTTGTTCGTAATTCATTTTTCCGCCTTTCGCGATAAATGTTATAAATATAT